AGGCTTGGTACAAATCATGTATCTGAGGATTCGATTGCGCTAATTGTAATTCCATTTGCGCCATAGAAATTCTTTGTGTTTGAGAAAAAATGTTAGGATCAGCGACAGGAAGTATATCTACTCTTTCATCAAAATCTGCTGCTTTAACTTGTCTAGTAGCACCAGGAACATCATAAGGATATTCTGGAGGTAGATAAGTTTTAAATACTTCTGCTAGTAATTTAAATTCTTGTTTTAATCCAACATACAATCTTTTGTGAATAGCTGACATAACACGTGATCCACGTTCCAATAATGCAACTGTTGTACCTACCGCTGCTTGTTGGTTCATATCACCAACTTGTGCATCAGCAATACTCGCGAATCGTTGGCCCGCATTAACCACAACTCCCATTAATTGTAATAGTGTTGCATCAGGACCTTTAAAAGGTAATTGCATAAACTGATCACGTATATTTCCACCAGGTGCATCTACATCTCTAAACTCACCAGGTTGTAATGGTTGTGCATCGTCTCTAATTCTTATACCTCTAGTTTTAAAACCAGCTGGTAAATTTGCTAAAGTTCCTGCATCAAGTAATTGTCTTAATGCTGCTGTTGCAGTTCTAGTTAAACCACCAATCATGTGGATTAAACCAAAACCATAAAAACCTGTACCTGGTAAAAATTTATATTGTACAAAGTATTTTATTTTTTTCATTAGTTGATCGTCTTCAGCATAGTTTCTTCTAATAGATAAAATTTTATTATTAGATTCTAATATAGTTACAATATATGGAAGTTTAATTCCTGTTGGTTCACCATCAGGTCCCATGTTTTCAAAACCTTCTAAATCTAAATCAACATGCATTTCTAAAAGACTAAATTGATCTTCATTACCATCTTTAGTAATTCCTTCTAGTTCTAATTCTTTTTCTTTAACTTGATTTTCTGTAACGGGTGGCTCACCAATTTCCATGTCTTTGTAAAAACCAGAAACTTGTTGTTTTCTAACTTCATTCTCGGACATTCTAATTACATGTACAATTGCTTCTGCATCTTCTAAAGAGTTTGCAGAATAAGGAACTATTAAATCATCTGCTTGTACAAATTTAGATACTGCTCTACCTAAAAGATCATCATAGTAAACTTTTTTAAAAGTAGAACCTGATAAAGGTAAATAGAAAAGCATTTGATCAAATTCTGGTTCATACTCAGTCATCTGATCCATGATTTGATAATTCATAAAATCTTTTACTCTGTGCGCTTGATCTTGTTTTTCATTTGACACATCGCCTAAAATTTGTGCACGGACTGGTCCGTCTGCGGGTAGTAATTCTTTATAAGCTTGAGCTTGAAATTGTGTAACAGCTTCTGCAAGAACTGGGTGATTAACACCGCTAGCACCTTTGAAAGGTTGAGTTCTTTTTTCATACTTAAATCCTAAAAGACTTAAACCTTCTCTGTAACTATCTTCCCACTCACCACGTGATTGTTTGTATTCTGTGTATTGATCAAAAAGAGTTGTACCTAATTCATCTAGGTATTGTTCATCCATAACCTCAGCTAAATTAGAAAAATGATTTTCAGTTTCTAATCCGGTTTTTGCATTAGGATCAAAATTAATTTCTGCTCCACCTTCTTCGTCCATTGTAATTTCAGCATTGTCAGAAGTTTCTAATTCTTCATTAGGAACTTCAACTTCTTGCTCTACAAAAGCTTCGTCTTTAACTACTTCATTGGATAATGTATCGTCTATTTCAGCCATATCTCTTTCCTGTTAATTAAATCACACCTCATTTGAACCAGTAGTTATACTGTATAATCCCGAAGGAATCAATGATATATCTTTTTTTTGTTTTTTCTCTTTTTCTTCTAAATATCCTAATCCACCCTTGTAAAAAGGACCCATGTAATTTTTTCTATTTAATTCTCGTGCAGCATCTATTTCTTGTCGTGTTGCTGGTATTTCCATATCATCTACCATTGTCATACTACCACGTTGAGCATTAAATTTTAAATCTGCTATATTTCTTAATCTTTGTTCTTTAGTTAAACTAGCTAATCCTTTATCTAAATTTTTATCTGCAAAAACAAAAGGATCATACAACCTATTGTCTTTAAATTTTAAATCATCTACTCTTTCGCCTTTTAAAAAATCTGAAGCATATTTTGAAGCCCCGGCAATAACATTTGGAAGGTTAAGTGCATCTTGCACAAAACTTTGTCCTACAAATTTTGCTATCTGTGTTCCACTAGCTCCTTTACCAGAAGCTTCTGAAGCATCTAGTGCTGCAAAAATAGGATCTACAACTAAAGTTGCTTTTCCTAATCCTCTTAAAAGTGTTCTTCCTGAATTAGCTATTTGTCTAAGAGAATTTTTAACAGACTCTGGTATTTCTATACCCAGTAAACTTGGATCTATGTTTCCAACAATACTACTATACATTTTAGCAGAAGAGACTCCTGTTTTATTACTGTAGTCTTTTACATTTTTTAAATGAAACTCATCTCTTTCTAAAATTTTATTTAATAGTTTTTCACCTTCATCTATAACAGGTAGTTTTGTAGTTTTGCTAACACTTTTATCTTGTAAAAGTCCTCTTACATCTATTCCTAGTCTATCTATATCTGTACTAGTTTTTGTTGGTTTAGCACCTCGTATTTTTTTATTTTTTTTATCATAATAACTAACATCATTTTTTAAAAACCAAGATTCTAGTTTTTTAATTTTTTTCTTTTCTTTTGGATTTTTTTCTATCCAGTTTTCAACTGATCTTTTAACATTGTTGTTCATGTTTTGAGTTAAGATAGAATAGTTTTTAGGATACTCAATATCGGAACCACTTATTATTTTTTTTGTTTTTGGATCATATATAACTGTTTCTCTTCCTCTAATGTGGTCTCCTTGAATGACCGCCTTACCACCTATATATACTTTTCCATTTTTATTAACTATTCTAAATAAATCTTGATTTTTAATTTTATCTAAATCCATTCTTGTCATTTTTCCTTTTTCAGAATCAAATTTAGCTTCAATCATATTTCTAAGTTTTGGATGTTGTTTAATATATTTTCTTAAAGCCTTATAATCAGTTCCATTTTTTGAAATATCTTTTAATTTGTTATTCATGTTTTTAATTAACTTTTGTAAATTAGATAAATCTACAGCGTACCTTTGTTTTTTCCATTCAGGAGTTTTTTTAGACATTTGAGAAAACTTCTCTAGTTGTGAAGTTCCTACACCATCTTTTATATTAAATTTATAATCATTATTTAATTTAGCAATTTGAGGTTTAGTTGCTAAAACTCTAAAACTACTACCTACTCTTTTAATTTCAATTCCTGCATCTTTTAATCCTTTTAAAAATTCTCTTGAAGTTTTTATTCTAGATCTTGTTTCTATTGCTTTTCTACTTTGATCTAGTTCCGAAGGAACTTTTTTATTTGCATCATATATATGGCTTTTTACTGTAGCAGCAGATATTGGTAAATCTTTTGCAAAATCTTTAATAGTTTTTAAACCAAAATTAGGTTGAAAACTATTTTTAAAAAGAGTCATAAAATTAGTAAAAGATCCCGATGGTAGTCTTCTACCTTTAATTTTTTTACGAGCAGCTCCTATAGCAGAATGATCAGATACGATTCTTTTAAATTCTTTAAATATTTTTTCTTTAGGAGAGTTTTTAGTCAATCCTGCTTCTTTCATAGCTTGTTTTAAATTTTGATTGTTATCCATTGCTGAATCCATGTATTCTAAAAATCCTCTTTGATTTTTAACTGAATCCCAAGTAATAGTTTCTTTACCACCTTTTAGTAATCCTCGTTCTTGTAATTTTATTTTTCTAAATTGTACAGCATCAGAATATTTTGGAAAATTTTGTTCTATGTAACCAGGTTGACCTCTTCCACCAACCGTAACAGTATAAGTAAAATAATTTTTTAAAATACCATTTTTTGTTTTATATCTAGTTGCTTTTTGTTTAATTCCTGCACCAAGATCTTGACCTTTTTTAATATTGTTATCTGGATCAACTACTCCTGCTGTAGCGTAACCAACTCGTCCACCTGTTGAAAATAAACTTCCAAATATTTTTGTAAAGTTTGAAGACATAGATGCTTGTGCTTCTTCAGGACTCATATCTAAATTTATATCTCTTACTACCATTTGCATATCTTCCTCTTTCATACTAGGAAATTTATACATAAGATCATCAACTAAAGACTGTCGTAATTGTTGAAGTGGACTACCACCGCTGTCAAAATTTATACGTCCGCCGTCCGCGAATGTTTTTTTATATTTAACAAATAGTTCTGGTTCTCCGCTGTCAATGCCGTATTTACCATAACCACTAAAACCTTCACCACCTTTATTGAAACCTATGCCAACTTTTCTATCTATATTGCTTGGTGCGTCTTGTAAAAAAAGTTCATTATCACCTTGTTCAATTTTATCTCTAAATTTATTGTATTGACCATCTAATAAAAAATCTACGTTGTTTGTAATAGGAATTTCTGCACTACCCGCAATATTAATTGTTTCTTTGTTGGAAGTTATGCCTGAAGGTGCATTTTGAATTTGTTCTTTGCCTGATTTACCACCAGACCCTGTTATGTTAATTTTTGTCTTGCCTAAATTTTCTATAATGTCCGTGAATAGCGTTTCTGCCATTATCTTCTCCGTAAACTAACAATACCACCATTAAAATAATTTACTCTTCCGCCTGTTGCCATACTTTGATTATTAAATGGAACTGCTCCTGTTAAAGGATCTTGATTAAAATAATTTTGATATAAAGAACTATCTGGATTTGCATAAGCATCTATTCCAACAGCATTTAATCTAGATTCTTCTTTTGCTTTATTTAAAGCATTGCCAACAGTCATTCCTCCAGGACCATCTGCTATAGCTCTTCCCACTTCAAATACATTTTGATATCCAGTAGCTAAACCTTTTGCAATATCTGGATTTAAATTAGGAAATCTTGCCATAAAATCTAATCCACCTAATTCATGATAGTTTGGTTTTTCACTAGCTTTTAATTGATCTGTATACTCATCATGAGCTTTAAATTTTTTTAGAAAGTTAAATGAAGGAAAAAATGAACCTGTTGAAATATTTTTTTTAACTTTAGGTTTAGGTTTTTTAGGTGGTGGTGTATTATCTTTAGGTGGTGGATTATTATTTCCGCCTCCGCCGTTTCCGCCTCTAAAATTTCCAGAAGCCGTTGTGCCTGGTGACATTGATTTACCTTTTTTTGTATCTGCTAACGCACCTTTAAAATATCCTGTTCTACCCCCATTTTTAAAACTTGCAATACCGCCGTCGAAATAACTTGCTCTTCCACCGTATCTATAACCAGTTCTTCCTTTACCTGATTTATTAGAAAAATTTTCATTAGTGCCTGCTGATTTAAAACCACCTCCAGGATTTGTAAAACCTTGCCTATCGGCACTGGCATATACGTCTGGATTGGCTGCTCTTGCTCTAGCTGCAGTGTTAGCTTCTCTTGTTCTTTGTTCTCTTTCGTTTTGTTCTTTCTTTTCTTGATCTTTTATTTTTTGTTGTTCTCGATAGTCTTTAAGTTCTTGGTTTGCTCTATCTATTTTTCTTTGTTGAAAAGCTGTTTTTGTTTTATAACCCATCATCTTTTCAAGATACTTTTCTAATGCTGTTTCGTAATCATTAGAACCAAAACCTGAAAATACATTTTTACCTTCTAGTACTGTGCCTGGTCCATATTTCATAAGACCAGATTGTGAATCTCTACCAATCTGGGGTGCAGATGTTTCTGTAAAAATTGTTTCTCCTGTATAAGGATCTTTTTTTCCTTTTATATTAAGGCCATCCATTCCTTCTAAATAATTTAACTGATTGGCCATGTTTGGATTGTAATTTCTTGAATCTGGATTAAATGGACTTTGCATTCTACCTATTGCAGCAAAAATACTTGGAAGTTTTTGTCCAGCATCATATGCTGCTTTTCGTCTGTCTCCTAAAGTACCTCTAACTTTTGGTCCAGAATTAAATTTACCAAAAAAATCTTTAACACCTGTAATTCCTTTTTGTAAAAAACTAGGTTCTTCAAAATATTTGCTTGGTGCTTCGTATCCTTTTTGTCCAGGTATATTACTATCTTTAAAACCAAAATTAAATTTTTGGTTTGCTGGTAAAGAATTAAAATAATCAACATCACTACCCATAGGATCTAATCTGCCTTTGCCCGTTAAAAATGCTGCAGGATTTATATTAGGATTAAATGTAGGAGCGTTTGTTGCACCAGGCGTATAAGTTAATTGTAAACCTTGTATTCCGCCTCCACCGCCACCACCAGCGTTTTGAATAGGTGGAGCAGGAGTTGGATCTGGATCCGGTGTTGGATCTGGATCTGGATCAGGATCTGGTTGAGTTGTACCACCTTGTCCAAACAAATCTAAATATTGTTGTAAACTATATTGACTTTGTAAAGTTGGGTTGTTGTTATATACGTTTGTTAAATTTTCTGGGCTCATTAATAATATTCTCTTACTGTTGACGGAATGCTATCTTCTTTTTCATCTTCAGGGTGAGATATAAATCCACCTTGTCGAAAGCGCATTACCGCTTGTGTTGTACTGTCCACCAAATCGTCATTATCTCCATACGGAAATGATGCACACTCTTCAATCACCTCTTCTGCGAATTTCATATCCGGCGCCCAAATTTGTCCCGATTCAAAGATCGGAGACACAGCGTTAACTCTAGCATGTTTATCGTTTCCTTTGCTAGGTGTGAAATTTATAACAGGTATCCCCATTTTTCGCAACTCATAAGTTAAAGGTAGTCCAGATGCTTTAGACTCAATTATAACAGTCTCAGGATTCCAATACTTATACTGCTCCATTGCTTTTTTACGTAACTCTGGAAACTCTAACCTTTCTTTTACTGCATCTAATAATATTAAATTAGGTGCACTATCTTGATCCGGCCTAAACACGCCCCACGTAGTAATAGCAGAATAGTCGGCTGTTTCTTTTTTAAGAAAAGCTGTGTCATAAGATTGTATAATATGTTCTAAAGGTGGCATATAATCTTTTTCCCAAGTGTTCCACCATTCACGTTTAATGAGTGACCCTTCCTCTGCTGTTGGGTTTTGCATCCATTGCGCGTTCCACTTACCTATACTTAAACTAGCTTTAACACCTTCTAATTCTTCTAACTTCCAATATTCAGGCCATACTGCTTTACCTGATGGAAGTATTGCAGGAAATTCTATTATCTCCCATTGATCTGATTTTAATTCTTTTTGATTTTTTAATAACATTCCTGTTAAATCTTTCATATTCCATCTTGTCATAACCACAACAATTGCTCCGCCAGGCTGCAAACGCTGACGCGGACCAGATGTATACCATTCATAAGCACGTTCCATGCTCGACATATTCAATGCGTCTTGCTCAGAGTGTGGATCATCAATAATCAGTAAATCCGCACCACGGCCCGTGATTGCAGAACCTACACCCGCTGCATAATATTCACCACCTTGTTCAGTTTCCCATTTGCCCGCGGCCTGTGAATCTTCTCGTAGTCTAGTTTTAAAACATTGTTTGTACTCTGGAGAATCCATCAAATTTTTTGCCTTACGACCAAATCGTATAGCTAGTTCAGTTGTGTGAGTAGATTGAATAATTTTTAAATTAGGTTTACGGCCCACCATCCACGCAGGAAGTAAAAAAGATGCAAACTCAGACTTAGTATGTCTAGGGGGCATATTAATAATTAATCTTTTAATTTTTTTATTTGCTATGTCGTTAAATTTTTCTGCAATTTTTTTGTGATGTCTACCTTCTATAAACTCTGGCCAAACGTGTTTGACAAAAGTCATGAAATCATTTTGGATTTTGGTTTGGGTTTTCTTTTCAGCATACTTAATAGCATACTTCATAAATTCTTTTTTAACGTCAGGTGGAAGCTTGTTTATTTGTTCTTGATCCATATAAATTTTTGCAGAATTTTTTGAGGTTCTGTTTCTCTCCTTAAAACGATTTTATAGCCTATCTATTTCTAAATCAAGCCATACATGTAAATATTATGGGACCCCTATCCTAAAAAGGGTTGTAGGGGGTTAATTATTTTTTTGCATGTGTGTGATTGCTTGGGACCCCTCGGTCCAGTTCCGGCGCACAACCTGTAGTTGTGCAGTTTAGAATGATTCTAAACTGCACTGTTTATTATTAACAGAAAGTTAATCTAGTAATACCATATAAGCTTCTGCATTGTGCTTTCTAAAGTAGTTAAGACCATCTCTAACTGATTGCCATTTCTTAGAATGTCCATCAATACCAATCTCCTTGTCCTCGATAGTAGCTTCTACTTCATTGATAAATATATCATCATGTATCTTAGCTTCGTGAGGTGTAAGCAAAACAGACTCGCCATTAAATCTATTCTTTCTTTCCTCTGTTGCGTCGATCATTGTTTCTTGTTTTAATTTACTCATTGTTATCCTTTCTGTTATATATTCCTATACTACTCTACAATCTGTCCGTTGTCAACCCTTTGAATAGAATATTCTGGACCCCACCTAGACTCATCATTCTTAACCTTGGCATAGCCTTGGCTTTCTCGTCTGTGTCTGATAAACTGTATCGGTCGACCATGTTCAATGTTTTCCATGTTCTGTGATAACCATGTAAATTTACATTGCTGACTACAAAAGTATTTATCTGAATTCCAATAACGATAACCATTGTCACTATCTATATTAGCATATGCATAACGACCTCTAATCACACCTCTAGATTTTAAAA